AAGCACCAGTTCCAACCATAATGGCTTCTGGACGTAGTCCAGTCTCTTTGAAGATGTAAGCTGATGCATCCGCAATTCCACCGATAAGAGCTTCTGCGGTTCCTGCGGAAACGTCGAAGGTCTTTCCAGCGTAGCTTTGAGCCTCGATTAGATCTACTACAGCCTGGTTAGTTGTGTTCGCGTAAGCAATAGATAGAGCGCGAAGAGCGGTGTCTAGGTAGTTTACTGATGAACGCTGAATGGTCTGCTTGGACATCGAAGTGTAGCCACCGTAGGTTACTACGTTAGCTGATACTGAATCAATGGTTAGGTTTCCGAAGGATAGCTCCTCGTTCTCTGGAGACTGAACTCCAACTGCAAGAGTGTTAGCGGATACCTGTGCATACTCAACGGTAAGTCCTGCAGCTGGAAGTGCAGCGCGAGAGAATGCCGAAAGAGTTGGACGGTTGGTGTTGATTAGGTTATCGATGTAACCCAAGAAGCCTGGTAGGGCAACTGTGTCTGCAGAAGTTGAAGCTGCACGGGCAAGAGCCTTAGCGTCTTCGTCTCCGGTTAGAAGACCTTTTGCGAACTCGCCTTGTGAGCGGAACTTGTGTGTAGCTGGTGTTGCGATTTCGACGGACTGACCTGCTTCGATAACTCGGCGCAATTCTGCAACCTCGTCCTGAACGGTGCGAACGTCAAGTTCAATGTTTTCCATTGTTTCACTTTCTGTTTCATTAGGAGTCTCTGCTACCTCTTCAACCTCTTCGGTCTCGGACTCGCTACGGACTTCGGTTATTTTTGCGCCTTCAAAGGCTGGGAATGGGACTACTGAAACTTCCAGTAAAGTTACCTCTTCCCTTACTATCGTTTGACCTTCCTTGCGGTCTTTGACCGGGTAGAAGCCAACCGAGAATCGGTTTAGGACATCGTCCTGTAGTAATGTGTAGATTTCGTTTCCGCGTGGAGTATCGCTAATTTTTGCAACGATTTCATAACCTTCTTCGGTATCGCGTCCTTCGACAACTTTACCAATTGGTTCTTCGTGACCGTAGAACAACTTGACGTCCTCGATGGTCTTGATAGCTCCAGCTTCAAAACGTTCCTTGGTGTTCCCGTTTAGTTCAATCTCTTGACCGTATGGAACTGCAAGTCCGACAATGGTTCGCTCTTCGGTCTCAACTAAGCGAGCTTGGAACTCGCGTGTAATCATTTCAGACATCTAGTCCTTCTTTCGTTCTGACCTCTTCGGCGGTTAGGATACCGGCTGCGATTGCGGTCTGGTAGTAGTTGTAACGTGCTGCCACATCTGCCTTGAATAAGTGCTCGAAGTCAAACTCGACCCGGTTGCCTCTTGGTAGACAGTTGCTAAGTGCGTCGGTGATTGCGTCGGTGTAAGCCATAAGTGTGTGACGGAAGAAGACCTGGTTCTCATCTTGCAAGTTTGTGTAAGTATCGGATGATCCAGGAACGGATGTAATTAGCAACCTCGGAGGGATACCAAATAGCCTGGCAATTGCCTGTGTCTGCTGATCCTGAACTTCGGTGAATAGTGCATCTCTAGGTGAGAGTGCTATCTGCTGGTAATCAAAACCATTAGCTAGAACTGCAACTTGACGGTTCTGTTGCTTGTTGTGCCAGTTGTTAGTAACTTCGTCGGCCTCGGCCTTGTTCAACATCTGGTTAGTCTTTAGAACTCCAGTTGGAACTCCGGCTGCGGTAAACCAGTTCAAAGCGTAGTCGCGTAGATCTAAAGCTGCGCTAATGTCTTTGTGGCATGAAGCGATTGGGGCAAGTCCAAGTATCTGACCGGATTGGCTAAAGATTCTAAGGTGCTCGATTTCGCGCTTGGTGTAACGCTTGCCCAAGTAGTCGTAAACGATTGTGGAGTAATCGATAGCTCCGTCGATAGTCTTTGGGTAAGAAGGCATAACCGAAGCTGCCGGAAGAATAGTTAGGTTGTTTACTTGACCGTTAGATCCATACTGCTTATACCAGTAAGCGTTGCCGAATAAAGCTAAATCCAATACCGTCTGGAATAGGAAGTCTTTTCGGTTCTGATCTAGTGAAGGGTTGTTTACTAAAACTGGGTTCTCAACCTTTAGCTCGACTCCGGTAGCGAATCGGTAAGTGTTTATTGTCATCTTGCTAATCGGAGTTCCGATGATCTGAATTGCACGGTAAACCGCGGTCAAACTTAGAGCTGTGTTAGGCGTGACAATAGAAGGTTGTCTGGTTGGGATAGTTGGCTGGGACGCGCGAACTTCTGGTTTGCGACCTAAGAGCCTGTCAAGGATAGTTGCCATTTGGAGTCAAGGATACCATAGACCACCGACTAGAACACGCCTATTGTTGCGTGTGGTGCGCGTGAAGAAACGTAGAGTGCGAACACCGTTGCCATTACTGCGTCGATGTCTCCAAGTGATTCCTTACGAGAGATAAACCAATTCTCTCCCGTGTATTTAGCAACTCCGTTAGGCATTTGCGCGACCAGGAGGGGATCGTTGTTGTGCCTAACGGAGCCGTTACTAAACATAGCGAAGACAGTTGAGCATGCTGACGAAACTTCTTTGTTCCATAGATTCCAGACTGGTAGCCCGGAGTTCTTAAGTCTCTTGGCTAGACCAGTTAGCTGGCGATCATCCAGCACTATCGCTCGCGGACTGTGTCTGCTATAAAGAGATGTTAGCTCATTGAATAGTTGTTCTTCATCAGGCTTGACCAAAGACATAACCAATTCGGTCTCATGTAATCCCTCGATGTCGTTGGCATAAGCTATCGTTCCGTGTCCCCAGTTTGTAGTGATGTCCACGGAGAACACTCCACCAGTTAGGTTGGTAACTCCACGTCCAGTTGCAGCTCTAAAGATGTCTCCTGGTAGCCATGAGTTTGTAGATCCGGCGATAAATTGATTTAGTCTGTATCTTCTCGCTTCGTGTTCTGGAATTGTCTTTAGATCCGAGATCACTTGCTCCATCCCAATACGACCTGCAGCCACCGATGGGTTAGCTGCCATGATTGCCTTCGGATCATCGACCTTAGCGTTCTCCGGTGCTTCCCATAAGAAGAACCCAAAGCGTTCTAAATCGGTAGCTCCGTTCGCTGCAGCCTTGCCTGATTTGTAAAGGTCAATTAGAGTCTTCGAGTTCTGATCTCCAGCGGTCGTGATTCCAACGACAATTCCATCCTTACGCTGTGATGTTCCAAAAACGGCTGCAGACCACATTCCTTCTTTAGCTAAGTGAAGCTCATCGAATAGACAGAAGCTAATCGGGATACCTTGGAGAGCTGCTTCTTTAGCTGCCTTTACGTCATAGCGTCCACCTCCGTCGGATGTCATGATTCCACGGGTCTCTGTAGCTCTCTTGAATCTTTTCTTTAAGAATGGGTTCGAGTTGATAACGTAAAGAACCCGGTTGTAAACGATGTTCGCCTGATCGGTGCTCGAAGCTAGTGAGATACATTGGGGTCCGACCTCGTGCATTAGCAAGCTATACAGTCCAAGGATTGCAGCGAGTAAGGATTTACCGTTCTGCCTTCCCATGCTTACGATTACTTGGCGATACCTAAGTCTGCCTGGGTAAGTTGGATGGTCGGCTGGGTAGCGTTCCAGTATTGCCCGGAGCAACCACTTCTGCCATTCGTCTAGTTCTAGTCCGTCTGGACTCTCCGGGCTACTCCACGCGATCTTGGCGAACTCAATGAGCTTATCCCCATCAGTAACAAAGTCATCACTAAGAGGAGGCGTGTAAGTAGTCGGGAGCTGGAGCATTAGCGAGTGAGTAACTTCTCCAGCGGGTCAATCTCTTGGCTTGATGCTCCAAGGGATCGTTGTAGTTCCAAAACGGTCTTCCGCAATTCCGCAGCGGTCGATGTGTTGGCTTGTTGGTCGAAGGATTGTGCCAGACGTAGGCATAAACCCGATAACACTTTTTGTTCAAGGTTAAGTTCCAGCGTTCCAAGCCAGTTCTTTATTGAATCTTCAATCATTCGTTGCAACCTTCCGGATAATTTGACTGTTCTGCGTAAATGCCTGGAGAAGCGTGGGGTGAAACAGCGCACCCAGAAAAAACCGGGCGTCTGTTTATGTTACTTGTTTAGTCGAAGTTTCCTTCGCACCTTGTCTCTTAGGTGTGAGTGCCAATACATTCGGAAGGTGAAGAGCTGCACCCGGAGGGGGTATCTATGCTTTCGCCATGCTCTCTTGGACTTGATTGGTCTAATGCTGACAGGCAATAGATCGTTGATTGCGTATAGCACCCGTAGTCCTATCC